GTAAACCTAAACCCAATAGGTGACAGGAAATTCCTGTTTTCAATTTGCTTATTCCATGTCGCCATGTGTCTTATCCTTAAGGAGTTTTTCTAGTCTTCTCCTGATATTTATAGCTTCCTGCTCATCTCTTTGTACATGACGATAACCACGATGTCCTCGGAGGATCATGGTCCCCTGATAAAACATCGTGGCAGCAAATACTAATAGTAGTGTGATTCCTATTACTTCAATGTTATGTTGAGCCATGGGAATAACGGGTCTATAACTCCAATAAGTCGAAGCAAACCCTCAGCAAAAAGTGCAAGAACAACCCAGCCAACACACATTGAGATAATTGAAGCATTACGATTGTGTCTGCGTATGGCATCAGCAATCATTACCTCCACTTCTTCTTTACTGATAGGAGTGTTAGTCATCAGTATCCTCGTTATACCAGAAGTCTTCCCAGTCTTCGGCGTCGCCCTCATATATGGGGCAGGGCTCCTCCATGAGGATGCGGTTTTTCATTTGCTTTGCTTTTAGTGAGAGTTGTTTGAGGTCCTCTTCGTCCATGTCTAGAAGGTTGTCGATGAAATCCAAATCTTTCATGAATGATACTCCTGAAGCATGTCGAGGATTTTGTTGAGGGCATAGTGGGCACCGTCGTGCCAGTCACCGTTTTTATCCCTGTGCTCTCCATTGTAGAGCCCAGTCTTCAACTTGTAAACCCTTGCTTCCAAGTCAATCTTTTTCATGATACTCCTCGGCATAAGCGTATCCTAACAGTATAGTAATTATTTAACAAAAAAGCGACCCCTTCGGGTCGCTGGTAGACGAATACTGTTAGGGTTATCTCACATAAGAATCCTCCTACAAATCTTCTTGCATTGGGATTGGTTTTGGATATCACATTCAATCAAACACTCGTAGTAGTCATTCAGCATCTGCATCTCGATGTCCATCTCATCGATAGTATCCTCAAAATGACGCCACTCGTCGAGTTGATTGCGCGAAGTTATGTTGTGCATAACTGACCTCCATATTTGTACCCATAATCAAAGGAAGGTTTGGATCATCGTCTCACCTCATAATTCTATTACTACTTATCTTTGTTTTGGTATCGTAATATACATTTATTGCTTTTTTACATTGGCGTTACATAAAGACAAAAAAAGAGACCCTTGCGGGTCTCTGTGTAACGTTTGTGAAACAAGGATCACATGAGGTTGGTGACCTTAACACGTCTGTAGTAACGGTTGGCGTTAGCGGTAAGTGCGCCTTGACCCTGAGTAAGACCTTCAGCGAAGGGATTAGCGACCATGCCGTAGCGGGTCTTGAAGCCAATCTTGGGCTGGAAGGTGTCAGGACCGACAGCACGGACCATCTGGAGGGGCACATAGGGGCAGTAGAAGAGACCTGCGTCATAAGCACTGCTACCTTTGTAACCAGCCACATAGAAGTGAGCGTCGGAAACGTTGGCAGAGTAAGGATCGACGTAGACCTTAATACGACCGTTGAGGGTGCCAGCAAGGGTGCTGCTGTTGTCGTCGGGCAGCAGGTTGCTGTTACCAGACAGTGCAGGGGTGTAATCGAGCACACCAGCCATGGACAGAGCAGATGCCACATCAGCAGAGCAGATGAGGATGTTGCCCTTCCCGCGACGAGTCTCGTGACCGATAGCATTCATGTCACGCTCGATTTGGAAGAGAAGACCTTTGAATTTCTCAACCGACCAGCGACCGTTGGAGTCAACGTCGAGGTCAAACACACCAGCAGTAGCAGTGTTGTTCTGAGCGCCAGGGCGAGCGATCTTGTAAACAGTACGGACAACCTCACGGTTGATCTCTGCCAGCACTTCAGTGCTGAGGATGTTTGCAAGCTCGGACTCGGCATCCAGACCATGGACTGCCTTCAGGTCTTGAGCAAGCTCAAGGCTGTATTCTGCTTTCAGAGCACGGGACTTCGCAGTAACGGTGACCTTCTCGATCGAGAAGCCCATTTCGTTGAAGTGGTTGCCAGCGGCATCACCCAGTGCTTCTGCCTGAGCAGTTGTCATGCCCTGACCGCCGATGGTGTATTGACCAGCGCCGTCAGCAAGCAGACCAGGGTTGCTACCAGTCTGAGTGTTAGAGGCAAGGCTGTTGCCGCTATTCTCAGAAGAATGCTCGGAGTCAACTTCGTTGAAGAATGTCTCAACAGCGGAGTTGGCGATGTCGCGGTTGGTGCCCTTAGTGGAGCGCATTGCGAAGATCAGTCCAGTAGGACCAGTCATGGGCTGCACGCCGCAGATGTCATAAGCAATCAGCTTAGGCATGGAGCGACGAATCAGGCTGATCAGCACAGGGTCGAAACCTGCAACAGGACCAGTCGCGGTGCTGCTACCAGAGTAGCCAGTGCCACCCAAGGAGTTAGTAGGAGCAGCTTCTGTGACCAGACCGCGCTCTTCCTTGAGGAATTTTTCTTGGTTTTCCAGGAGGACAGAGGTAACCGCCTTTCTATAGGTATCCTTGATAGGATCGAGCTCATTATGCTCAAGAATGGGGTTCCACTTTTCCTGGAGTGCTTCTGCGTTAAACATGTTAGTACTCGTAGGTTAAAAGGGGTAAAAAATTATTTGCTCCAGCGGGAGATCGCTTGGGCATATGCTGCCATAGCGTCGCCAACAGGTGCGTTCTCGACTTCAACATCCTCAGTGACCGTAGTCGCTTCAGGTTTTGTAGAGAAATACGATTCACGGAGGGTAGAGACCTTCGCACGGAAAGACTCTTCATTTTCAAACTCAACAGCTTCCGCCAGGGAGACAAGCTTCTCGCGTTGCGAGAGGGAAAGTCCCTCAGCGATCTCTGTCACAATCCCATTCTTGATATAGGTGCCGACACTCCTTTGGAGCTCGACATTTTCTTCAATAGACTCGTTGAGTTTAGCTTCCATGGTATCAAGTTGTGCCTGAATTTCTTCAACGACATCAACCTTCTCTTCGGGGAGATCAATATAGTTCTCCACGAAAACTTGCTTGAGACCAGTCAGCATGTTCTCAGCCATCTCGGTCTTAATACCGTGCTCAATGGCGAGCTCATTCTTTGCCATCCATTGACCAACCGCATAAGTCAGATACTCATCGACTTTTTCTGCGAGGTCGGACTTGACAGTCTCAATTTCTTCTTCAAGGACTTTAGCGTAGTCCTCGTGCATACGCTCCAGCTCTTCGTTGATTCTGGAAACGACCGCTGCTTCAAAGATAGTCTTAGCTTTCTCTTTGAATTCCTCAGACAGTTCTTCACCTTCGGTGAGAGCAGCAACGTCAGCAGACAGATCAACTTCGATCACTGTCTCCTGTGCTTCTTCAGCGGGCTCTTCAGCAATGGTTTCGCCATCGGGCTCGAAACCTGCTTTCACATCACCCTTAGCAGCGAATTCTGCTTTAGCGCCAGAGGCATCAGAGGGCTTAGTTGTTGGAGCGGAAGCATTACCACCAGCAATAGTCTTATACTTATTGCTGTCATCAGTGGGTTTGCTGTTTTGGGGTGTAGGACCACCGAGATCTTGCACACCAGCGAGACTACTACCGTCAGCGCCCAGTTTGGGCTGTGGGTCGGCAGGTTTTGCGCCAGCGGTTACACTCGATTCATCCAGAGTTGTTTCAATCTCTTGTGACATTTTGTCTCCTGGGTACAAACGTGCGATATTTGCTATAGTTATTTATAGATTAAAGATTTTTGATGAAGGAGTGAAACGCGGAAAGTTTCATCTCATCCAACTGAGAGCGGTGTGCGTTATCAATTCTTTGCTTGATTTGCTCGATTCTTTGCTCTTGGATTGCGCCTCCAGCATAGACCCACTCTTTTCCTTCCATAATGCCATTGACAAAAGCGTCAGGGGCGGAAGGATCTGCCACGATATCTGCGGCAGTTGCGAGCATAAAGTCATCAGCGACGACCTTAATACCACCTTCTTCCTTGATAGATCCGAGACCTCTGGAAGATACACCAAGTTTCACACCTTCGTCGAGAAGGGACTTAGCGATGTTACCCATGGGGGTATCGAGAAGTCTTGCCTTACCTACGAAGTTATTACCTTCTCTTTGCAGAGAGGTGATAAGGTGAGACACGCGGTCGAGGTTAATAGTAGGACCATCAGGATGACCCAATTCCCCTAGTGCGCGACCCTTGGAAATGTATTGCTCGTTGTATTTAGCAACTTCGCGCTGAAGAGTTTCTGCGCGATACATGCGTCCATTTCTATTCTTGATTTCACCCTGCAGGAAAACACCTTCGATAAAGTGGCGCTTCTTGCCATCCTTACCTTCGGTAATGGTTACCTTGGCGGATTCAATCTCCTCCCTGATCAGTTTCATCTGTAGTTTCCTCTGGTGGTGTATCAGTTACCTCAGTCTCTGCAGATGCTTCGACTTCGGGTGTTTCTTCCTCGGGCTCCTTAAACATGTTGGACCCGATTTCTTGTTTCTTAGTGTCAATCTGATCGACTGCTACGGTTTTCATAGCAGCGTCAACATAATCTGAAAGGTCTTTTTGACCCGCAAACAATGCGTTGACAATATCAAGCGCGGATTGTGTAGGCATGATTAGAATTTATTCAATAATACTATTTAGAAATCTCCCTTTTTACGGTCGTTAGGGTCGATACCCTGCTCCGCGTATGCTGCTTCCATCTCCGCCTGGGGATCAACAGGCTCAGGTTGGAGAGACATTGCCATTTGCTCATGCTCCATCTGAGGCATTGCCATGGGGTCCATTACTTTACCCTCAGCAATCTCTTTCTCCATCTGCTTATCGACTTCCTTATACAGGGCATCGGGTTGCTTCAGGATCTGACGACGCATATACTCCAGCGAGAAGTAACGACCCACAAAAGGATCCATCTGCTGCAGCAGTGCCATGCGTGCATTCATGATCTCCTGCTCTTTCAGCTCGGAGAAGTAGTTGTCAGCAATGAAGTCATACTGGATGTGCTCTTTTGCCTCATCCCATTCCTCATGAGTGAAGACACCCTTCAGAATAAGTTGAGTCTTAAGCAGATCATTGAAGAGATCTGCAAACTTCTTGCGGAGTCTAACGACGAATTTTTGGAATTTAACTTCGTCGCGAGTGATCTCTGCGGATCTACCAACGTTAAAGGATGAGTCTGATTCCAGACGTGACTCGGGCACGTTGAGTGATCTGTAAAGTTTCTTCTGGAAATACTTTACGTCCTCAAGCTCTCCAAGATTTTGTCCACCTGGGAGCGTAGTGATCTCAGTTCCTCTACCGCCTTCCCTTCTGGGGAGCCAGAAGTCTTCGAGCATCGACATGAATTTTTTGTCGTCTCGGATTTCGCCTGTGTCTGCATTGTATACGAGTTTGTTTCTATAGCGAGACATCACCTCACGGAGGTACTGCTCAGCTTTCTGTTTGGGAAGATTGCCAACGTCGATGTAGAAAATTCTACGCTCAGGTGCGCGGGACAATCTGTAAATAACCAAGGAGTCCTCAATCATTCTCAGCTGATTGAGTGCCTTAATTGCTTTGTGAAGGTGTGACAGCACATAGTTGCGCTGCATATCAAGTTGACCTGAGTGTGCAAAGCAGATTGCATCAGGTGCAATTTTGATACCGTTATTCTCGTATCCTTTGAGACCCTTAGGGGAGTAAATGTAATACTCAACTGCCTTAGGAATCAATACGTTTACCTGAGGATCTGCAGGGGATACCCGATCCTTGGGTTTATCGTATTCAATAACTTTCTTGATTTTGCGAGGATCAATATACCTCAACTCTGTAATCCCTTCCTTAGGATTATCAGGGTTAATCATCTTATGGTAGAAGAGGCGACCGTCGATATACCATCTGCGGAAGATGTCATACGCCTTTCTATCAAAATCGAGGAGACTGAGAACATTCTCAAACTCCTCGCGGATGCGTGTCTTAACAGAGTCAGACACTTTAAGATTAGAAAGCTCAATATCAACAGGGTGATCGTCAAGATCTCCAGCGATTGCCTCATTCACGATATCATTGATAGCAGCATCCGCTTCAGGATGAAGTGACATCTCACGGTATCTACCGATAAGATCTACATCGCTAGCTTTGTTTGCTGCGTCCCCCAGATCAACATACTGACCGAAATAACCACCTGCAACTATAGGTTGCGCGGCATCATCCGAATCCTTATGCACGAAAGAAGGACCCTTTTCAGAGCCCTTCCCTTTCTTTCGATCTAGGGAATAACCAAATAGTTGTGACATTCAACTGTCCCTATACATTATCAATTATTTATACGCTACGAATTTACTTGTCTACAGAGTTACCTGCGTTGTTATCGTTAGCGTATGTCCAGTACTGGACCTGGAATTCAACAGTATACTCTTCAGGAGTATCGTTGCTATCCCATGCGAGGTCGATTGCACTGATGTTTGAAGGCCAGATGCCAACAAACTGATACGATCTGACCACGCCACCTTGACGATCATACTGACGCACAAGTGCGCTAGACTGATATTCGCCAATGGTGCGAGGAGTCTGCAGGTTTTGCTGCAGGTTTTGGATCTTGGTGGACCACTCTTCAAACTTAGAGCGCAGTGCGAAACCTTTGTCGTTAAGGACAGTAACTGTCCAAGGCTCAAAGGTGCGGTCACCAGCGATCTTGAGGGTGCGACCTCTGTAAGGGACCTCAATCACACCCACTGTAGAAGCGGGAATGTTTGCTGCCTTCACAAGGAAAGTAGCGAGAGATCCAGAAGATGCCGAGGATCCTGCCTGGGAAGCGCCAGCAGATTCCTGCTCACGCTTCTCTTGAGATCCAGGGGTGGCACCCGAAGCAGGGGTGCCTTCATCAACGATAGAGGGGAAACCAATTTCCACTTGGAAAAGGTTGGGGCGGGCGAGGTCCCCGATTCTGTTTCTGAAGTCAAGGATGGGTGCATTGACCATCTTGCCTTCTGTCTGCCCTGGGTATTTGTCAGCCATTTTAGAGAAGTACTCCGATGTTTATGAGGTTAGATGGATAAAGTTATCAGGAAACGAGCTCGGTGAAGCTAGCGCCAGTCCTTGTTGCCGTGAAGGTCAAGGTGATGAAGTTGATGGATCTTGTGGGTTTCACAAAGATCTCAGCGTAGAATTCACCACGGTCGATTGCTTCCGCAGGGTTGTTGGTGCCATCACAGACAACCAGGAAGTCAACAATACCACGACGGGATTGGACAGATCTCAGATAAGGCTCAACGATATTCTTGAATTGTTGGCGAGTAAACTCGTCATTCAACTCGAAGAGTTGAGTCTTAGCAGCGTCGCTGATCGCTTCTTCGATAACGAGGAAGAGACGGCGGACGTTGATTCTGTCAAAGGCAGATTGATAACCCAGTGCAGTCTTATCTCCGAAGAGAATCATACCCTGACCAGGGAATGCGACGATGGGGTTAACTCTTGCTGCGTAGAGCAGATCTCTGTGATCCTTCAGAGGTGAGTATGCCAGTTTAATAGCATTTCTGAGGTTACCACGGTTGAAACCTGCGGGAGAGAACCAAGGCTCTTGGTTAAGAGTTGTGCTCAGGACCAGACCTGCCATGTCAGCGTTACAAGGGATGTAACGATAAACGTCGTTATACTTGTCGTAGATATACTTGTAGTTGTTATCGAAGACAGTATAAGAGGAAGATCCGAGTTGATCGAAGTATTCAACGGTGCGGGAAACGATTGTCGAAGTGTTAGGTTGACCGACGACATCAGCGCGGTAAGGCGAGATGAAAGCGATACAATCCTTACGAGCATCTGCAATACCGATGATGTGTTGTGCCTTAGCGATAGTATCGTTGAGGCTATTCATCGAGGGTCCCATGATGATGTAATCAATTTGGACCGTTTCAGCATCGTTGAAGAGGCTGTATGCACCCAGGATGTTAGGACGTGAGATGGTGTAACCATCAACGCCACCTTGGAGAGCAAAGCGCAGAGTTGCGCGACCCTTTGTGCCAACCAGAGGCACGGCGAGGGGGTTGAGACCAGTAGGATCGTCCAGGTTGTTGAGGGACTGATCAGACTTGATCAAGTCAAACTCTCTGTTAACACCGCTCAGACCGAAACCGCCAGAGGCGTTGCTGTCACGATCATAGATGTTGTTGGTCTCGTGGGATCCCCAATACAGATACTGGGAATAGGTCTTGATCTGATTCTTGTAGTAGATGTTGTCGCCCTGAGGAGAGCGTGCATCAGATGCCTTAGACACGTTGAGGTGCTTCTCAAGGAGAGCGCCAGGGGTGCCAGTCAGTTTGCCATCACCATCAAGGACCAGGATGTGCATCAGGTCGTTATAACCGCCTCTGTCTTCCACCCATGCGGATGTAGTAGGACGGGGAGCAATAGATGCCCAACGCTGATTCACACCGTAAAGACGGGTGTCGTAGTCACTCTCAACTGCTGCGATCAACACAGTAGTGGAGTTTGCATCGGAGACATTCTGGTTTGCTTGGAATGTAGGAGATCCAGGATTGAGAGAAACTCTCAACTCTCTGCGGATGCTCTCAACAGTACCAGCGTCGCCAGTTGCACTACCAGGAGAGTTGCTGTTGTTTGCCAACTCGGAAATGGTATCACCAACTTCCAGCACGTCAGCGGAGGAAGAATCGATAGAGACTTCCAGTTGACGGGTCTCTTTGTCCCAAGCAACGATACGACCAGTAACACCACCGCTAACAGCAGTGATATAGTTGTCCTTCTCGAAAGCACCAATCAGTGTGCTGTCGTCAGCCAGGGTTACGATGATATCGTAGTTGTAGACCTTACCGTAGATGTTTGCTGCAGAGTATGCAACTTCAGCGCCATCAACGAATTGCCACTCAGTGCTAGTAGGTTGTGCCAAAGACAGGACCTGATCAGCACCAGCGTCGGTCATGACCACGCGGATGGAGTTACCAAACAGACCAGCAGACTTAGCAGCCCACTTCCAGTTGTTTGCAGCATTCTCAACGTTAGTTTCATACTCGTCATCATTCTTGATGAGAGGAGCGGAAACACCAGTTGCAGTTGTTTCGTTGATCTCAGTCTTCTGAGCAGTAACGAGTTGCAGGTTAACTGCAGATCCATCGGTGTGTGCAGAAGCAGTTGTGCCGAGCAGACCGCGAGTCACGTTGAGGTTGTTACCAGAGACGCCAGTGATCTGCATGATCTCGTCGTCAACTCTAATGTAAGAGTTGGTGCCACCAGCAAGAGTGGTAGCAGAGGTCACGGTCAGAGTCGTATCCGAGTCAGTGAAGGTAGCGCCCTCATTGATTGTGGTGCTGGTGCCTGCAGGCTCGATAAGAGTGATAGGTGCAGCAGCAGCGTGAGATGCAGCAGATGTAGCGAGTTGACCACGGAGGACTGTAACGTCACTACCAGAAACTGCTTGGATCACCATCAATTCTGCGTCGATGAGAAGCAGATCGTTAACGTCCAGATCAGTTGCGGAAGCAACAGTCAGCGTGGTATCGGTGCTGCTAAAAGTAGTAACAACGAATTGCGCTGTGTCGATTGCGTTTTTAAGCGATGCATTCATCGCACGGACCACCTTCAAGGTGCCGCCATACAGCAGGAATTGTGCTGCGCTAAACCAGTACTCGTAGTTGTACTCGTTGGGTCTGCCGAAGATCGAGAGAAGCTCGCGCTCGCTCGTAACTGTGGTGAGAGCCTCAACAGGACCTTTTTCAAAACTACCGACAATAGCAGCAACGTTATCAACTGTTGCATTTGCTACGGCGGTTAGATCTCTTTCAAGTACAACAACCCCTGGTGAAAGTTGTGTTGATGCCATTTGATTCTCCTGATTAGATTCCTAGTCGGATGCTGAAACTATTTAGAATAAGGAGTATTTTCAGAGGGTAAACACGACGTAATCACCAGTCGGGATAGTCTGTAATCCATTGCCGCTTCTTTTTTCTATAAGCAGCATTACGTTTCACTGTGCATTGCTTACAGATATAAGAATAGGCTGACATATTCTTACCTCTATCAGGTCTTGTCTTATAGAAATGCTCAACCAAGGTGAGAGTGCGAAGACACTTACGGCACTGCCTATCTACAAATAGAAACTCTTCTAGATCTAGATCGTCTTCAAAGTCCATCACCGATAGTCCCACATATACGACATGTCACCATACTCACCAATACCTGCTTCTTTCTCAGCATTGTGCCATGTCTGTCCTTCAGGATCGACAAACGTCTCTTCACCGAGTCCGTCATCCATGAATCCAAAAGGTGCCATGTCTGCTTCGATTGCTTCTTTCTGCTCCAGATACATTCGAGTCCTGACATCATTGTCATGCAGCTCTCTGAAGTAATCTGTTGTTGCCAACCATGAGAAGATTACTAGACACATAGAGAGGTCATCATTACATCCCTCTTCTGCTTCCCATGCCTGACCCTTCTGAATGAATGTGGTCAATTCTGCAATGATATCATAGTCATTAAAGATGAGTTTGTCATCCTCAATCAACTGTTTCATGTTTGCACACCCAGTCTTCTTGACTGTAGTGGACATCTTGACACCTAGTTGCACCTTAGATCCAGAGAATCCTTGACCCACAACTTGACCAGCGCGTCCACGCATGGAGCACATCAGTAGGTTGTCATACTCCAGATCAAACTGCATGATGTCTGCTACCTGCCCTCCAATATCATTAACTTCAATCAGAGTAAATGCATGATTATAACTTGAGCATACCTGATGAATGATATTTGGGAATAGTAGTGGTTTAATTTTATTGTTTCTATACTTCGCTACCAACTTATACGGGATCTCTGTGGTATCAATAATACAAAAAGCTGAGTAGTCTTTAGTAATACCACGAGCAACGTCAACTGTACATACATAAGTATGATCAGGTTTAGGCTCTTCATACACATCTAGTCCTTGATTGGACTTCAAAGGATCATCGTATACCAAAGTTTTTAGTTTAGATGATGTAATAAGAGTGTTAACCGATCCCAAGAATTCGCATTCAAATTCTTGGTTAAACTGCTCTTCTGACGTGTTACGAATCGTCTGCTCTTTCCAGTCCGCGTCTCTACCTGGCACCTCTGACCAGTGGACTTCTGTAGTAACGTATTCATTCTTGCCCTTCTCTGCATCGTGCCAGAGTTTGTAAAACATATTCATCCCCTTGGGCGTGGAGATGATGATCACTTTGGTAGACTTACCAGAAGAGATAGTAGGATAAACAGAGCTAAAGAACTCGTCAGCAATATGCGTTGGGATGAATGCAAATTCGTCCAGGAAAATGATATTAAAAGACATACCCCGCACAGCAGAAGCCGAAGTAGAAGCAGCCATGATTTTGCTTCCATTCTCCAATTCCAGACTGCCTCGGTTCCAGTTGACGACTCCTTGCTGGAGCCAGTTTGGGAGGTTTTCATATGATAGTTGCAAGCGTTGTAGCATCTCTCGTGCCGTCGCTGCCTTGTTAGCAAGGATGGCAATGTTTACATTATCGTTGAAGAGGCAATACCACAGCAAGTACGCTGTAACAACTGTTGACTTTCCAGACTGGCGAGGAAGTTTCGCAATGTTGAATCTATTTGCATGAAACTTATTCACCATGTCCGATTGGAAGTCATACAACTCAAACGGAATCAGACCACGGTCCAGTGAGATAATCTGGATGTAGTTTTTAATAAAGTAGACAGGATCCTGTGAGCACTTGACAAACTCCTCCACCTGCTCAGATGTGAAATTCTGTGCAACATTAGCTCTCTTTAGGTTAGGATTACCTAGATAGATCTCATTTTGGCTCATACGGAAATGGTCTCCTGTTTTTCTCTTGGACCTTGGCGTGTGCTTCTACAACGTCTTCCTGCCCAGGACAGTATTGGAAGACTGCACTATACCTAGCAGCGACAGGACAATGTTTCGTCGGTGCTTTACCCCCATGTGGGACAAGTCCTGGGAATACTACAATCCTTCCTGGTTTTGGAATGACTGTATCTGTGATTCGGTCACCATTCATAAAGACAGTCTCACCGCCCCACTCAGGTTTCCACTCCTTGTTACAGTAAACAAGGAAACTAATTGCGTCTAACTCCTCTCCGTCGCAGTGGATAGCAGGACTATCACCAAAACGGAAAGCATTGTAAACGACTCTATGAAATGCAGGAATGGGAATCCCTGCGCGTTGAAATGCATGATTTTTACAGAAATAATCAAACTCCCCATAGTTGGGGTAGTCGATTGCTCTCCCTAGAGAGAAGGTTGATAAGTTATCGTCGGGACTGTCATCAAAGATGAGTTGCCACCCGTCAAAATAGGTGAAGTATGTATCCATCATCTCAACCTCTTCTGGTGTGAAGAGGTCATCAATCACCATCACCTGATCATACTTAATTATATCCATTACTCAACTAGCGTGCCGTGCGCCCTCCTAATCTCTCTCAATTCTTCAAAGTCTTTTTGTTTGGTGCCACCATCATATGCCCAAGCATAACCTTCTTCGATCATTGCTTCGTTGAGGGACAAGTCATCTGTCCCAATGTAAAGCCAACCCAGAAGACGCCCATATTTCCCAACGCCACCAACAAGTTCAGTCCTAATAACAAGGTCATCATCACCAGAAATCGCGCCTTCGAGTTTTTCTTTGAGCCAGTTGGTTGCGTCGATTCCAAGTGCTTTCTCCTCTAGGTTTCTAGTGCGTTTCTCAGGAGTGTCAACTCCCGCTACTCTCACCCTCTCCTTCTTGTAGAGGTCGAATCCCAGGTCGATCGTCACATCGATCGTGTCCCCGTCCAGTACTCTGTTGATCTCCACTACTCGGAAGTTGTAGCAACTCTTCCGATTCGGAGGTGTCATGGCTCCCATGTGCTTCTCGCTCATCTATACCTAGTATATATGTGACACACCAAAATACCCCAGCAAGGAGAATCATAATCGATATGATTATACTCCAAGTGGGGTCATTTATATCTTCAAGGGGGCGGAGGAGGAGGTTCATTCCAATATCCTTTCATGTCTTTATATCTAGGATTGGTCTTCACTTCTTCTGATACCATTATCCCGAATTCATCACAGCACTTACACCATGCCCTTCTAGCGTCAGGCGCACCTAATGCTTTTTTCGCCACAGAGATTCCCACTCCCTCCAGAGGCGAGCACATTCATCAGATTTACGTTGTAAGTGAGATTCTCGATACACTATGGATTCCTGGGGTCTATCCCTAATTCTGATAGATAATCAATCCACCACTGTGGATCACGGGTCTTCCACACTGGCACTTCTTTTCCTTGCTCCGAATACCATTCCTTCAGAGATTCATCTATAGTCTGTGCGATCTCCATACTCCTCTTCCTCTTCATCAACGTCTGCATATGCATTTGCCACGAAGGGTCCTCGCTTTCGTAAAGGTTCTCTAGCGACATAATCAGATTCCGCATTGACGGCACTCAACCAAACAGCGACTTTCATTATGATAAAGATGATTCCTAGTGGTGCTAAGCATAGTAGAAGCTTCATTTATCATCAACATCCATGTGGTGAAACTTGTAGTCTAATACTCCTTTATATAATTCGTCTCTTAATATGTAGAGATGCTCTTGCTCTTCTGCTGGTCTAGCGGGTGCGCCTGGCCATAACCTAATAGTTTCGCACACGCAGTGGTATAGTAGGTAAATATCCTGTATAGTCCACTCATACCCAAAACTACTTTCTTCATTTTCCATGTTTTTTTCCGAAGGGCTCCCAGTGCTCCCATCCGTATTTGTGGACTGCCCACATACCCAAGATAGGGACGAAGACTAATGACCATCCTAAGAGAGCCATAGTCCACCAAGTATTTAGGACCCAAGCAGCAAAGTGTCCTGCGGTATGGAAGAAACTCATTGTGGATAATCCCAATCAGTAATACGATCTACTTTGTATTGTGGACCCCATCCTCCTTTGTAGATATAAGGGACTGTACGAATAGGGCAAGAATCACCAGTGCAAAGAAGGTCATCAACGATACGCCATGACTCCATGACTTCATCAGCATGGACAAAATGACTTTGATCTCCTTCGATAGCGTCGTAGAGCAGTTTCTCATAACCATCAATCGCCCTTTCTTGAGGGTAATCATAGGTGAGTGTAGCGTGCTCAACCAAGTCTGTCAAACCTGGAGTCTTCATATCCATGCGAATATCCAGATGAGGATTAGGCTGAAGCCTAATGACAATGCGATCTCCATGCTCCCCCTCGTAAAGTTGAATAGTAGGTGTCTTGAGTTTAACAACTACCTCTACACATTGATAAGGTAGTTTCTTACCCGTCATGACACGAAAAGGTACTCCCGACCAACGCCAGTTATCGACGAATAAAGTCCCAGCACAATAGGTAGGAGTACCACTGTTAAGATCAACACCCTCTTCGTTACGGTAGCCATCGTACTGTCCTAAGATAACATCTGTTGAAAGTCTAGTTGCGGACAGTAGCTTTGTCTTCTCACGTCTGAGTTCCCTAGCATTCATTTTGACGGGTGGCTCCATGGCAATGAGCGCCAACACTTGCAGGATATGGTTTTGCAGCATGTCCCTTACTGCACCTGCGGTTTCGTAGTATTGTGATCTACCCTCACACCCGATTGTCTCAGATGCAAAGATTTGAATCTCTTCTACATACTCCCTATTCCATAGCGGCTCCAGTAGAATATTACCAAAGCGAGTGGTGATAATGTTATTAACAGTATCTTTGCCGAGATAATGGTCAATGCGATATACTTGTTTTTCGCGTAGATGTCGCTCCACCACAGACTGTAGATGATGAGCAGATTTATAATCGGTCCCAAAAGGCTTCTCAATAACCACTCTGGATCTTTCTGGGTCTTCAAGGCAACCTGCCTCCTTTAGATTTTGAATTGCTGATGCATATCTCTCTGGTGGCACCGAGAGAAAATATGTCATGTCATCAATGTATTCTGGGAGATTCTTAAGAGACTCTACATTCTCCAAGTCAGCACATTGATAATCTAAATGATGTAAGAAATCATCTGGATATTCACCAAGAGAGTCCTTCCACATCTGTGTAGTAGGCTCTCTCCTAGCACTTCCAGTGATAAGAAAATTCTCTGGCAGCAATTCCTTCTGCCAGAGTTTGTATAGTGCGGGGATTAGTTTCTTCTTGCATAGGTCTCCCGTTGCTCCAAAGATAACAATGCCCCTAGTGAGCGGTGCCATTTCCGTCATATTTGTCTGTTTCGTAGTAGTTATTCTCACCCTTTCGTAACCCGAAATATACCGTGGATAATACAAAGGGTATTGCTCCCCAAAGAAGGACATCAGCGAACGTCATGACCACCAAACATAGCTCTCATTCCATTCAAAACCTTGGCTGCGAAAGCACCAAGACGGCGCGACTCAAAACGTGAATACAGCGCACTGCTGATGACAGGAGCGGGTACCCCAAGATCCACAGCAGCGTGGACAGTCCAACGACCCTCACCAGAGTCGCTAACTCCCCCATCGAATTTGCTAAGCTCTCGATCGCGGCTAAGTACATCAGCGGTAAGGTCAAGCAACCAACTGCCAACCACGCTACCACGACGCCATAACTCAGCCACTTCGCCAACGTTAATATCATAGCAGTAATCTTCTGGATTCTCCATCGGAGCAACCTCAGCATCACCTTCCTTAACGTATTTCGACCCAGCATTAGCCTCATGCAGGATATTAAATCCTTCTGCGTATGCTTGCATGATTCCATATTCAATACCGTTATGCACCATCTTTGTGAAATGTCCTGCACCAGAAGGACCACAATGCAACCAACCTAACTCAGACTGCCTAACGTAATCGTTATCATGGGTCCTGGGAGCACCTCCGATACCTGGGGCGAGTGCATTAAAGAGTGGATTGCAGACGGATACTGCAGTATCTGAACCACCAACCATAAGACAGTATCCACGCTCCAGACCGTAAACACCACCAGAAGTACCGCAGTCAAGATATGCGATGCCCAGTTTAGAAAGCCTTTCTGCTCTGCGTCGAGAGTCCTTAAAATTACTATTGCCATGATCAATAATAATATCGCCCTCCACACAAAACTGTAGTAACTCATTGAGTGTGTCCTCTACTAATTCTGCTGGGATGACCAGCATGAAAATTGCTGGTTGCTCTGTATACACAGTCTCACCAGATTTCTCTCCGTAAATACTCTGTCCTCTGTGGCATACTTCGGAGAGTTGTTGAATACCATAAGCGATTCCGCTGACGTATCCTTTTTCGTATGCTTCTTCTGCTTTCTTAATGTTGCGACGATATCCCCAGACTTCATGACCTGCTGCCATCATGCGACGAGACATACCCTCGCCCATGCGTCCAAGACCAATCAAACCTACTTTCATTTTGTTTCCTGTAAAAAATATTCTGGTAAGGGACATCCCTTAAAATCGTTTATCTCATCAACTGCTAAGACAAACATAGTAGCGAAACCGACACAGAAAGCGAATAGCATTTGTGGGAAATTATAGTTACCCATGTATGCAGTAGGATCGGGCTCATCATCATGTGGATGAATGTGCTTAGCGATCTTCTCTATTCGTTTTTTTCTTTCCTCCTCGGTTTCTTTTTTCATGCTAACCTCGGTATCTACCTGGCCATGTTAGTTGCATTCCAGCAATAAGCAATGAAATAAAAGCAAACACAAACAATAGTGTCATTTGACGACCTCCATTGCTTTTTGTAATTCCCGACTGTGCTCTAATTCATCATTTAAGATCTCAAGAATCTTTTCATCGGGACCGTTGAGTGCTAAGTATTTTGCATATGTTTCTGCTGCATGAATTTCTACTTCATACGACAGATGGTATGCAGACTTAGGAGCCAACCAGTAATAAACCACATTGACCCAATAATAGATAAGGACGAGGTGTTTGGCGACAAAGCGATCGATATAATAAGCATTACCGCCCCTGCTTTCCATATACTCCAGATGCTCTGTTTCATTGATCGATTGATCGAAGTGCTCTTTCATCAAATATAGATGCTCAGGTCCTCTGAGTCCCATACTTTCACGAAAATGTAACACGCTTAGGAAAGCAAAATAGGGTGCGCGAGCGATCTCCTCTAGCACCCAAAAGCGTTGATAGTCTCGACTCCTGTACAGGAAGTCGAGGATTGCTACAGTGATATCTAATACGATTGTATTAAACTGTTTCATTTGCAGATTCCCAATCTTTTTGGAAAAGATCAAGTCCCTCTCTGGTCAACACATGGTCATACATCTTCCAGAAAATCTTAGGTGGCATAGTGACAACACTAGCACCGTAAGTATAACAGCGAGAGACATGGTGGACATCTCGCAATGACGCTGCGAGGATTTCAGTGGGCATATTCTGCACAGCATACGCATTAGCGATTGCACGGACCAACTCAACTCCACTGAATGAGTTGTCGTTGCAGCGTCCGACGAAAGGAGAGCAATATGCTGCCCCTGCCTTTGCTGCCATCAGTGCTTGTGCCACTGAGAAGATGAGAGTTACATTGACTTTGATGCCTTGATCCGAAAGGATCTTACATGCTTTCAGTCCCTCAACAGTGCAAGGGACTTTGATTGTAACTGCATCACCTAGTGGAAAATAAGTTTTTGCTTGCTCAATCATTTCGTCAGCTGTCTCGGCAACCACCTCCGTGGAGACGCTGATAAGATCTGGACATTCACTAAGAAGACGTGAGGCAACATTGTAGAGAGTATCACCCGACCTCAAAATAAGAGTCGGATTTGTTGTTACCCCATCAATTAAACCTGTGCTGTATGCCTTTTTAATTTCAGAGACATCAGCAGTATCGAGAAAGATTTTCATTATTCAACGTGTACAGTACCTATCATGCCAGCACCCTTGTGGGGACCGCACCAATAAGTATACTCCCCTGCCTCGGGAAATGCAACATCAAACTCTTCACCAGGCATCATTGCAAGGGCTTCATGACTCAACTCATCATGATCTTCTACAACCACATTATGTGGAGGGAGCATGTTGTTGACGAAGTGGACTGATTCTCCAGCGGAGATTGTAACCTCAGCAGGCTCAAATACTAAATTACCGTCATATCCCATTTGGACATCGACGGCAAACGCAGGAGCTGCGAGGAAAATTGAAGCGAAAAAAGCAATTAGAAACTTCATACTTGGTTACTAACTGCTTTATATAGCTACGTTTTTAGGTAATATTACTAAGTATTGTCTAGGTTTCCTAACTCACCCATCATACGTTTTCTCTCATCGATCTTACCGTCAATATACCCTGCTCTATACTCCCAAGTCTGCCCACCGTCTTGTCCTTTCTTAGGATTGATGCACTGATGATTGCCAAGTTTATTGCAAACTAGACCTGCAAGGTCCAATTCACTATCTGTATAACTGGCAGCAGTGCCACGGAAGACATGCACACCATTTATCCAGGTGGCACCGCACTTCTCGCATTCTTTCCGATCTAGTTTTAGATCAGAAAGCTGTCGGTCAGGATCGGTCATCGTTAATCTCCTTGATTAGTTTGTCGAAGTTTGCATTATCTTTACGCAAATCTCTTTCAAGTTTGCGTCTCATCAGAGACATCTTAAACTTAATCCAAGAATAGCGCAAGTGTAAATCTAGAAACGCAAACAGACGCATCGTTGCGTCCCACCCAGCATAGGCAACCAGGCAACATAATGCTATTAAAAGAAAGTAAAGACCTAACAATTCCATGCTCGCAGACTCTTATTGATTCTAGAGTCTGGATCGCTTGCTGTCTTCTTAGATGTGAGTTTCCTCTTCATCCCCTTCATTCGCGCACAAAAGCTCGCTCT